GACACCACCTAAAGTGCCGCTTATGTTTGAGCCATTTGGCCCAGTAGATATTTCTTGTGTCACTGGGTGAGCGAGAAACTCTTCGATCATTTCGTTTTTTACTCTACGAAATCTTTTCTCGACCTCTCGGCGTATATCTTTTTTGGCTACTCTAGGAACTTGTTTTTTAAGAGCTTGCCTTACATCTGCATCTAATCTGGCCATTTAAGGTGATTCTACTGGGCTTAATACAAACTCATAAAATTGATTTGACGTTAAACCTCTAGGTTTGCCATCACTTTCAATTATAAACTTCGTGCCATCGAATTCTACTCTACGAGCTTCATTGATATAATTGTATCCATCTAAATTAACAACTATCCGCACAACTCCGTCAGCTGCGACCACTTTATTTTGTGTGCCAGCTTGTTCCCCAGGACCATCATCAGTTAGATATGATGTGTCCATGTTATCATAATAGATACGAGCCTGAAATTCTTGAGATGCAATTGTGTATTCTACAGAGCTATCTGAGCCTGTATTTGTTCTGCCATATAAAGCATTCCAGTTATCATTAGATGCTATTAATGTGCTCTTCGCATTCTTATACACAGTAATGGTTCTTGCGAAGGTCGTGTGCAAGGTATCATTCAAAGCCCGTATCTTATTTATTTGGTTCTGTGATAAAAATCCCGCCATATTGATTTTTACACTTTTATTTATATAATAAGATAGGATTAAGGCATGGATGCGAAAAAAAAGTTAAGCAAGGATTCAAATGAGCAAATTTCCAAGCTCTTCAAAACAATGCTTAAAATGCTTGAGGACATGAAGATGGACCATGATTTTCACTATCAAAAACTTTATGAAAACATCCCACAAGAACACCATAAAGTAATCAATACAGCTAATCATTTTACTCCAGAGAAAGTGAATTGGATTAGAAAAAGAATCTTAGATATAGGCAACGAATCAATTAGAAATTTTGATTCTGGATTAGATAATTATACTGTAAGTTTTATTTTTAAATAAGGAAAAAGGCTATGGAATTTAAAGAATTATATTCGTTTTCTCTAGAAGAAGAGAGAGAAGTCGAGAAGACCCACACGCGAAAAAACAAAAAAACTGGCGAAGAGACCACTGTAACTAAAAAAGTTAAAGAAAAAGTCCCAGTTCAAGTTCGCTTAAAAAGGCCCTCAAGGCGTGAGTTAGAAGAAGCTGAATTAGAATACTCTGTTGAAATGAGTAGATGTATTAAAAAAGGCATACTCACAAAAGCTATGATATTTAAAAAGTATAGCGATACAGGCGGTGTGTTTACTGAGGGAGAGTCTAGAGATTACTACAAAATTTACAAACAAGTATTTGAGTTGCAGAATGAATACATCAGATTAGAAAGCTCAGAAAAAAAGACTAAAGAAGAAGAGAAGCGTATAGAAGAGCTTAAAGATGAAATTGTAAAAGGCAAAAAACAAATGGTGGATACCGAAAGTTCTATGCAAGCCATCTTTGATCACACGGCTGATATAAAAGCGCAAAATCGTCTTCTTCTTTGGTATACGCTAGTATTAACACATGTTCAACAAGAGGGCGAAGATGAACCAGAAGCTTATTTTAAAGGCATAGATTTTGAAGATAAACTTGAAGATTATTACTTGAAGGAGGAGGAGGCATCTGATTTTTATGGTCAATTAGTGCAAAAAGTCACAACAATTTTAGCTTTTTGGTTTTATAATCAAGCATCCACTCCTGATGAGTTTAGCTCACTTTTAGAAAAAGTGGAGAAAGGTGAAATAT